ACACCTTTAAATCTCATATCTACTAGACATGGAAATAAATCTGTTTCTAAATTAAAAATAGATTCTATATCTTGTTGAACAATTTCTGATTTAAATTTTTGCCACAACTCTAAAGTAAGTTGTGCATCTTTTTCTGCATACGCACCTACATACATTGGTGGTAACTTCCACATATCTGCTTTAGGATCTAATCCTCTAGATTTTGCTTCATCATTCAATGCAGCTTCATTTTTACCATGACCTAAATATTCCCATGACAATGCATTTAATGAGTATGCAAATCTATTTTCATCTATAAGACTACCTGCAATCATAGTATCTACCACTAAACCATTGATTTTTATACCTAAATTACGTATCCAACATACGTCATACATTGCATTATGAAAGATTTTCATAGCTGGACAAGCCATAGTATCTGCAAACCATGCTAATACTTTTTTTCTATCCATGTTGCTCCCCGATCCGTGAGCAATAGGAAAATAAAAATTTCTACCTGTAACTGCAACAGCTATACCAACAACTTCACCATTACCAATAACTGAACCAGATCCTTTTGATTTTAAATCTGGATCCCTAGTTTCTAAGTCAACTGCAATTTCATCGTATTGTCTTAAATCTGGAAACTCTTCTGGCTCAATCCATTCTGTTTGTGCTGTAAACATAGGTACTTTCATTATATTTTCTCCTTTAAAGAATCTAAATAATCTTGTTCATCTTTATCTAATTCTTTTGATGTATCTTCATCACCAAAAATTTCATTCCATCTTTTTTTATATATATCATTAGTAGGTCTAGATTTACCATCCCACTGTCTACCCTTTTCTTTTTTTGTCATTCTTTTCCTCCTCTTTTAAATGATTAATTTCTAAATCGCAATAGTGTTTTATTTTTTCTAAGTCTTCTATTGCTTTACCTTTAGACAAATATCTACAAACATATTTAATTATATTTGCTTGTAATGGATTCAATTTATTTTTTCTTATAAATGTCCAGGGTTGAATGAAAAACTGTTTGTAGTGAGATCCTCCAATTTGTTTTTCATTTGCTGTTTTAATTTCATTAAAAATACTACTATCTGTCATTACTTTCTCCTATAAGTTATTTGTGGCAGTTGTTGATTTAACGGGTAAATAAAAAATGGGAGTCGAAGGACCCGAACCAACTCTGCTCGTCAAAGCCCGAAGCTGCCACTCTCCGTGAGATAACACCCCTTCTATCCCGTTCTGTTTAAAACTACAAAGGATACCCATAACGCTCCTTTTTTGGTTTTAATATGTATAAATTTTCTTTAGCTCTAGTTGCACCTACATACCAAACTCTATGCTCTTCATCAGATTTTTCAATACTGTTTTCTATAGAGTCTCTTATCTTTTTAGCATTATCTAAAACTAAAATAACATTTTCACATTCACCACCTTTTGCTGCATGAATAGTAGATACTTCTATTCTTGGTAGTTGTGATAATTTTTCTCCATTGGCTAACATAGTTCTAATATAAAAACATTCGTCCTGGTCTGCTCTTGTAAATAAGTTATACCAAATAGCATCACTACCATAACCAAAATCATCCATAGTATAATATTGTTTGTCCTCTTTAAATTTAAAGAATGGACTATCTGGTAGGTATTCATGTATCTCTCTTACATCTGCTAAACTAAGTGTTGAACCTCCACATAAAGCATTAAAATTTAAAACTGCTTTATATAGTCTTGAATCATAACTCTTTCCAAATCTACAATTGTAATAAAGATTATTTTTTTTCAATTGTTTTGATATTTCATCAGAACGATAAGTAGTTCTGGTTAATATTAACCACTGATCTTTTGATAAATCTAAATGTTCTATATTATAAATTGGTTCAACTTTTCCTGGAGATCCATCTTTAGGTTCATATCTTTTTTCTTTTCTGGTGTTTATTCTACTTACAATTACTTCTGATATTTCTTGAATATTCTTAGGTACTCTATTTGATTTTGGTAATACTTGTTCTATAGCAGGTTCATTTAAAAATCTACTTACATCTGCACCAGCCCATGCAAATATAGCTTGGTCATCATCACCAGCTAGATAAACATCTTCAGATTTTTCTTTAAGTACATCAAACATTTCCCATTGTATTGGAGATAAATCTTGAGCTTCATCTATAAAAATTACATCAAACTCTTTACATTTATGTTTTTCTTCTACAAAATTTTTAATCATATCATTGAAGTCATATAAAGTGTCACCTTTAAAATGATTGTAGTTTAGATATATGTGTCCTAATGTTTCATAATCTACATCATCACTCCATTCATTTGTATTAAACTCTTCTTCCGGAGAAATATTTTTGACTCTAGCTTTATTGATAAGTTTAAAATATTCACTATTAAAATTTAAATAACCAGACTCATCACCTGTATCAGTGACTCTTAAATTTAATTCTTTACCTAGTTGTTCGTAGTGTACTGGTTGCATAACTTTTTCTTCACTCATACCTAATGTATGAAATGCAAAAGAATGTAAGGTTTGAAAGTATCTTAAATCTTTTTTTTCTAGTTGAGGGTTTCTATCTAACATTCTATTTTTTGCTTCATTAGCAGCCTTTTTTGTAAATGCAAAATAACCAATTCTATTTAAGTCGGTACCTTTTTTAATATACTCATCAACTAAATCTAATAGAGTAGTTGTTTTACCTGTACCTGGAGGACCAAATATTTTTTTAATCATTAAAAATTACTCTGTTCAACATTACTTTTAATAACTTGTTCTGGTTGTATTTTATCTTCTAATAAATCCGGAAACTTATCTAAAGATATTTTAACTACACTAACTGGAGAATGTGAGGTTTTATCTCCAGATTTTTTTGGAAATCTTTTACCTATACCAAACTCCGCTTTAAATAATCTTGTTAGTCTTTCAGCTGTTAAACCTTTACTCTCTTTCCATTCTTTATTTTTTAAAGAATCAAAAAAACTATTGTAAATAAAAAATGCTTCCATACCTTCTATTAGTACAGCACCTGTTTTAAATGCTGCGTATGTTGCTGCCTTTGGTCCATTTAAATATTTAAGTAAATACTCTTCAATCATTTCATCATCTGATGTACCTTTTGGTGGAGGAGTTGTTAATTTAGGTGGAAATAAATTATCTAAAATATCTTGAAACTCATTTGTTTTTATTTTAGGTGGTATCATATCAGCTGCTGCACCAATGATTGCTCTTATGTTATCTAGTTCAATTATTTGTTTTATATTTTTTGCTCTGACTTCTTTTGTTGTTTGTCCATCTGCTAAAGTTACATTGAATGTATATTGTGGTTCTGGATAAGTTATTTTTTGTAATCCAGATAATGCTGGAAACAATCTTTGTTTATCAGATAAGTAACCAAATTTTCTTTTTCTACATTCTGCTTTCATACATACTGGTTGTATTGGATCTTCATTACAAGTATGTCCTTTTGTTTCTCTTGCCCAAGATTTTAATTTCTTTTTAGTTTTATCTTCTGTCCAATCGATAACACCATTTGCTCCGGGTTCAAAATATTTTCCTGGTGCTGCAATAACCATTCTCTCCCAATCATCTGGATATTTCTTTTTAGCAAACACCATATAGTTATATAAGAATCTATCTCTACCATCTTTTAGTTTATCTTTAGTTAGTATTGAAAGACATGGTGGGCCATCATTAAACTCTTCACCACCACCATTTAATAAATTTTTAGTATGCTCTAAAGAAAATTCTTCTAGTTGATCAGCGGTGTATGTATTAGCATCTATAACATCTACAAATTGATCAAATGTAAATGTTGTACCATCTAAATTAAACCCAACTCTTTCTGTTTTATTGTAGTAAGGTAAATTTATATATTGACCCATGTTCCATTTACCTTCTGAGTCTTTACCTAATTCAGTTTGTTTAGGATATATTTCAATGTTGGTAGGTAGTTTTAAAGTAAATAATAATCCTTCTAAAAAGTTTCTAATTGCAACTGCTCTAATAGGTTCTTTAACAAATAAATATAAATGTAATCCACCGCTTTTAGATTTAACTGGAACAATTGGTAGTTTATGTTCTGCAATAATATCTAAATATTTTCTATATGGAAAATTAGAATAACTGTGTTGCTTATCATCAATATCAATAGCACCAAACCTAGCCATACCTTTATCATCACAAGGTTGAATACCTATTGATTGTTTACCTTGTAAGTGATCTAAATAATCTTGATCTTTAATTTCTCTATGAGCCCAACCATATACTGGTTTAGCTTTACCTGTACTAGGATCTATTTGTAAATTAGATAAGTCTGCTTCACCAAATGCTCTTTGTAGTCCTGTAAATGCTTCTATAAATTTTTTATCTCTATCCATAACTTTCTCTTATAATTGTTGATGTGGGCGATTGCTCGCCCACAATTAAAAACAAATAAAAGATAATTAAAAGTTTGATGAACCTTGACTAGTTTCTGAAGTACTAGCCTCACCATGTTTAACTTTAACATCACCTTTTGATACATTCTCAGCAAAACGCTTAGCATCATCATAAAGATTCTTACTAGACACTGGGCCAATTTTACTGACCTCCCATCCAAACCAAGTACCTTTGTCATTAGACATTTGAGTAGTTCTTAATTTGTATGTGTGACTATAGAAAGCAGGAGTAAACATCCCATTCTTTCCGTTCATCTTTATGCTTGCCATCATGCTGTTCCACTTTCTACTAATCTTTAATTGTGTTGATTTCATGGTAATCAACGCAGTAGAAGGTGTATCACTATTTACTATAACAAAATGACTTGCAGTCTTTTCGATATAATTACCATTAGGTAATCTATCTTTATAAGACGCATCTCTTTTTGTTTGAGATAGTATATCACTAGATGATGAGTGAATAGCAACTGGAGCACCAGAACCTTCGCCTCTATCTTGCCATTCAATGTATTCTAATTTGTAATGACAAGGAATAACTTCGATTCCTTTTTCTCCATCAAACAATTCTCCAGTTACAGAATTGTAAATCATGCCTGGTTCTGCACCATCAACATATTTACCATCCCTTTTATTAACTTCTGGAGATAGTTGTCCGAGTATTTTTAAGAATGGTAATGCTAAATCTTCATGAGTTAGATTCTCCACTCCTTGGTTTGCATCTGCTTCAAACATATTTACAGATAGCGCACCTGCTGCAACTTTTTCAGTTACTGCATTTGTTTTCTTTGGTTCCTGGTTCTTTTTTAGTTGTTCTTGTGACATATTTAGTTCTCCTTTATGCACGGGTTATTTTTGTTCTGTTTCCTGCGAACACATTAAATAGATCAGAGGGCATATCTTGGCCCTTCTCGATACGCTCTCTGACCAACGCTTTAAGTGTCATAGGTTCAACCTTTAATTTTTGGGCAGGTTGATAGCCTTGACCTTGTGCAAGGACAGCATATTGTGCCGCCTTGTTATCTTCGTTACGACCAAAGGAAACAGTAACCTCATTTTTAATAAGGTCACCCAAGCCGTTTTCTCGAAGCCAATTAAATGCTTCTTCCTTTTTATCTGCAGGAATTGAAGCACCGTAGACTGGTTTAACTTCTATAGCTGAACCGTCTGCTAATTTCATTGTACTGATATTCATTTCAGTCATCATAGTAGGTATGACTTCACCCGAAAGTGAATCAGCTTTTGATTTTAGTTTTTTCAAACTATCTTCTGTACTTTTTATTTGATCTTCTAAGTTTTTAAGTTTCTCAACTTGTTCACTTAAATCTGCTTTGTCATTATCTGATGACATCTTAAGCGGATTATGTTTGTCTTCTTCAAAGTTTATACTCATAGTATTGTATCTCCTGTGTTAGTGTTACTATTTCTTTCTTAGCTTTTTTAATTGTTTTAAAAGCTTTGTACTTCATATAATAAAAACCAAAAACTTTGTCAAGATGTAATAGAAAAAAAATTATAATAGATATAAAAATATGTCTAAATTTAGTTTCTTCTTCAACTTCAAATAGTTTAAAATTTTTTAAGAATGTTACTTCGTCCTTTGTTAATTTTAAAAATGTTTCTAGTTTTGCCTTTCTCTCTTTCATACGATACAATTTATTTTGTATCAACCATCGTTCTTTATCCGTCATCTATGTTTCCTTTTTCGTATAAGTTTATTTCAACTGGGTAGTATGTATGTTCTTGTCGATCCCATTTCAAGAGATTATATTTACCTCCAGTAATGTCTGCGGCAATAGAACACGCAACACCTATTATAGCAGGATCACCTGTTAATAACAAATAATCTTTTTCTGTATAATTTTTTAAAAGTTTTCTTAACTTAAAAATTAATGGACCAGGTGACAAAATAATTTGGCTAAATTCAGGCAACAATGTGACAAGTTTGCCATACTTTTGTGCACCCATAATATTAAATTTAGGTTTGCCTATTCTTGTTCCTGGTAACTCTTGTATAATATAAACTGTTGTATCACTCATAATTTATTTTTACTTTCTATTGACAAGTAATTACCTTTTATTATATAGAATGTCAATAGAAAGACAATAGGAAAAATTATTATGAATTATAAATTTAAAACTAAACCTTATGCGCATCAAATAACTGCGTTAGAAAAGTCATGGAATAAAGAAGTATATGCTTACTTTATGGAAATGGGTACTGGTAAATCAAAAGTATTAATTGACAATATATCCATGCTTTATGACAAAGGTAAAATTAATGGTGCTTTAATTATTGCACCAAAAGGTGTTTACCAAAATTGGTATGATACAGAAATTCCTGTTCATATGGCTGACCATATTGAAAGAGACGTTGTGCTATGGAAAGCAATGATTAATCAAAAACAACAAAACGAATTAAATAAACTATTTGAGTCTACAGAAAAACTTCATGTTCTTTGTATGAATGTTGAAGCTTTCTCTACCAAAAAAGGATTAGAGTTTGCAGCTAAATTTATGAGTTGCCATAATACTTTAATGGCTATTGATGAGTCTACTACAATTAAAAACCCAGATGCTAAGCGTACTAAAAATATTGTATTGTTAGGTAAGCATGCTAAATACAGAAGAATATTAACTGGTTCTCCAGTTACTAAATCACCTTTAGATTTATATAAACAGTGTGAGTTTCTTGATCCATATTTATTGGACTACAGTTCTTATTATGCATTTAGAACTAGATATGCTTTAATGAGATCCGCTAACTTTGGTGGAAGATCAGTTCAAATAATAGTCGGTTACAAAAACTTAGGAGAACTTTCTCAAAAACTAGAACCATTTTCTTATCGTTGTTTAAAAGAAGATTGTTTAGATTTACCAGATTATACTTATACAAAACGTATAATTCAATTAACACCAGAACAAAAAAAGTTATATCAACAAATGAAAACTTTAGCCTTAGCTCAGTTAGATGGAAAACAAATGACTACTCAATCTGCTATGGTTCAATTGATGAGATTGCATCAAATTACTTGTGGTCATTTTACTGCTGATGATGGAACTATAAAAGAAGTTAAGAATGAAAGACTAACTGCTTTAGTTGATATCTTAGAAGAAGTTGAAAACAAAGCGGTTATCTGGGCTCACTATAGACACGATATCAATGCAATTGTTAATGCAGTAGAAAAAAACTTTGGTAAAGACTCATATGTAACTTACTATGGTGACACAACTAATGAAGAAAGACAAAATGCTATTAAACAAATTCAAGATTCTAATAGTCCTGTAAGATTTATTATTGGTACGCCACAAACCGGTGGATATGGTATCACATTAACTGGTGCTAATACAATGGTTTATTATGCTAATGGTTATGATTATGAAAAAAGAATACAATCAGAAGCAAGAATAAATCGTGCTGGTCAAACTAGAAAAATGACTTACATAGATATTATTGCAGAAGATACAGTTGATGAAAAAATTGTAAAAGCATTAGTAGGTAAAATGAATATTGCTAGTAAAATAACTGGTGACGATTTAAAGGACTGGCTATGATAACACCTTTACATATTGTAGCAGCATTACCTGTTAAGTTTTGGTACCCCAAACAATTTAGTTTAATTTGGTTTTCAATTACTAATGTTTTAATAGACATAGAAGTTTTATATTATATGGCATTACTTGAATGGCCAATACATAGATTCTTTCATAGTTTAGTTGGTGTTACTATAATAGGGGTAGTTTGTTTTGGTTTATCTTTGATTTTAAAACACAAAAAGTTACCTAGTTTTTTAGGTTGTTTTATAGGTGTATATTCACACTATATTATTGATGGTTTTTATCATGGTCAATGGATGTAATATCAACTAAACCAGTCTCTCTATTTAAAAATTTATATTCTATTTTTTCTATATTAAAATCAGATTTAATTTTACTGCATATTTTTTCTACATCAAATTTACCACAAGAATAAACATCAAACTGCATTAATGCAGGTGAAGGTTCATCCCATACATGCATGGCAATATGTGAAGTTTCTATGATAGCAACAGCTGTAATACCTCTGTTACCTTCCATTTGACAATACTTAACATAAGGACCCATGAACACTTTCATATCTATGAAAGAAATAAAATCTTTCATCCATTCTGTTAATTGCTCTTCATCTGTAGGAGGTTTAATTGCTTCAGCACGAATGATTAAGTGCTGATGCACCAATAAACTATTTTTCATTTAAAGTTTTTGTAGTAATACTATTATAACACCGGCCATACCTGACATTAATGCGCCTGCTGATACTAAAAATATTTTTTCAATTCTATCTATTTGATTTTCTATTTTATGAATTTTATCATGAGTTTGTTTTTGCATAATACGACAAAGCTTTTCGTGAGATTCTATTTTTTCTAAAGCTAAATTGTTTTTAGGCATTTTACTTTTTACTAAATAGCGTTGCTATTCCATTATTGTTATAGTTATCAAACTCATTTCGATAAATTTGTTCTGCAGTTGTTTGATTAGGGGTACCAAAACTTCCTCTAAAATTAGCAACTAAATCTTCACCTATTTCTCCAAGGTTCTGTTTATTTAATCCTCTAAATAAAGCAGGAACTTCATTAATTGCACCTGCGGTAAAAGCTCCAACATCTCCAATAAATTCACCGAATCTATTATTAAAAGGACTTAATGTATTACTTAAATTATTCATTGCTGCCATATGTCTAGCATCTGATATAATTCCACCGCTTGTATTATTAATGTTATATTGATTAGAATATAAATTTTCTAAGGCTGCAATTTCTTTAGGATTATATAAACTATCAACAAAAGTATTTGTTCCTTCGGCTATATTTTTATAAGTTTGATCTCTAAATTCTTCTACTGGAGTTTTAGCAAGCATATTATCAGGAACAGCTGCTTCCGCTGATCCATAATTTGGAAATCCATAATTAGTATAGTCGTAAGATATTTCTGGTTTACCTTTAGGTACAATTTGTTGTCCTGGAGGTACTGGTGCAATTGATCCTATTTCTTCAAATGTATATGTTTCATTTACTGGGTCCACTGGTTCAAGACCTGCCATTGCATAGTCTCTAGGACTCATTGTAGCCGAAGGTCTATCTACCATATCTTTTTGAATACCTCTAGCTTGAGCCATTATTTGTGCAGCTTTGTCTTCTCTTTCTCGAAGACCACCAAACTTTCTCATGTCAAGATAATCCATTAAACTTGATGCTTGTCCAAAATCAGAATTTTGTAATCTATTATTTAAACCCATAATTCCATCTTTTAATGCACTACCTTGATTAAATAGAAAACCAGCTCCTGGAATAGCAAAACCTAATGCTGTTTTTAATAATCCTCCTAAGCCTTGAAAAGGTTGTGTAACGTTTCTCGATCCACCTTGATATGGTGTGAATCTTGTATTTGATTGAGCTGCTCTTCCTTGATTATTTGCATTTAAATTATCTACAAAGTTTTGTCTAGAAGACCTTAATGTATTTCCACTAACAGTAGATGTCTTAGAAGTTCCCGATGAAGTGTGCGGATTAGATCTTGTAGCAGTTCCAGTGCTTCGACTTCTACTTGGAGCTTCAGCACTTCCAGGAGCTCCACTGCCCTGTTGATATGCTCCACCGCCTCTAAAATTTATTCTTTTCATAGTTAAAAATTCATTCCAAATTTTTTAAGTTGTTCTATAGTTTTTTCTGTTTGATTTAAACCAAACTGTTGTCCTAAATTTTGATTAGATATTATACCAGTATTTACTGGAGTTCCACTTATTTGTGAAGGTAAATTAGGTGCTTGAGCCGTGGTTGTTATAGGTTGAAACAAGGTATCTGTTGATGGTAGTCTTCTAACTGACGGTAAATCAAACCTAAAAATACTGTCCACAAGAGCAGATATTTCATCCATTGGTCTATTTAAATCAATAAAATTTAATTCTCTTTTTACTTCATCAAAAACTTCTGTAACTCTGTCAATATTATTTTCTAGTCTAAAAGCAGATCTTAAATCTTCGTTCTCTACTCTTCTTATTAAAGATTTATATCTCTCCTTAGAATAGTTAGGTGGTTTAAACTGACCATCCATAAGTTTATTTGTTTCGTTTTTATTTTTTAATCTATCTTGTACTAATGATTTTACTTCAAATTCATCAATACCTAATCTTTTTGCATCTCTAACTGTGTTGTACATTTTAGTTTGAGAGTCATAAGACTCCATCACATATGTTTTCCAAGCAGACAAAGCTTCTTCAGGACTAGTTCTTGCAGAGTAAGCTGTTCTTGCAAACTTACCACCGATGTTTTGTTTATCTTTAGAATAAGAAGATAATATAAAAGGCATACTAGCTAAAGGTTTAACTTCTTGTACACGAACACCAGACATTATAGCAGCAATTTCATCTACAGTATTTCTTGCAGTACCTGCATCTGTAAATTGTCCTGTTGCACCCTCCCAAACTCTTCTAGCCTGGTTAAATGCTCCTGGTTCTAATCCACCTATTATATGATTTAAACTTTTATTTATTTTAACTCCTATTGTATCTTGAGGATTATAGATTCTAGATCCGTTAACACTTTCACCTTTTCTTAAAGTTACATCAGCGATTCTTTCAGTACCAATTGATTCTGATATAAATGGAGAGAAAAATTCTGATAAAGCACCAGGTCTATTTGTAACTGCATTACCAAACAATGCGCTAAATACTATATCTTCCGCATTATCATTTGTTAATGTACCATCAGAAAAAGCACCTAAGACCGCATTAAAAGGTCTTACTAATGTATCGTAAGGATTTGAATAAGAGAAATTAAAATATTTAAATTTACCTTGTCTATCTGGAGCTGATAATGGAATTAGTGTTGCATTTTTTTCATATACAGGAACAAAAGATCTTTTTGCTGCATCTAATTTTTCTTTATCTACACCAGTTACATATTGAGCTACTGCACCAACTGTAGTTCCAATACCACCTAATGTTGCAGAAGCTCCAATAATTCTTCTTGCTCCCATTTGTCTTATATATGGATTAGTACTTGTTAACTCTTTTGCACCTAAAGACAATACATTAGATGATGTTCTTAAAATTTCAGCTGGAAAAGCTATGAAGTTACCTAAAGGTAAATTTCTGATTGCTTGAATAACTTGAGGAACTTTACTGTAAGTTGGAATTGTGTTTGTAACTAAATATGCAGATACATCTTTTAATGCTTCATCAGCGGTTTTAGCTTGACCAGTAAAAATACTATTTTCTACAAAATCTTCTTTAGCAATAGTTCTATACCACTCTTTAATATTTTCTAATTGTAAAGCATCATCTCCACTTTTTAAACCTCTTGCTGCTTGTTCTGGTGACACATAACTAAATGCATCTTTTAAAGCTGATTGATAAAACTTATCTGAATAAACTTTCCAAACGTTATCACCACCTTGATACACATCTACAAACTTTTTAACTGTAGGATTGTTCATAAATGATTCCATAGTAAGGACACCATCTTTTGCCTTATTTAAAATACTTCTAATTTCATTTACCTGTATGTTTTGATCTATTACACCTCTTCTAACCATGTCTTCAATTTCAGCATTTAATTTAGGTAAATTTGTTTTAGCTCCAGAAAAAATATCTTCAGCAACTAATTTAAAAGAATCACTTACAGAAGCTCTACTACCAATTAGACCATTCATTAATGGAAAAAATGAAGCTGTAGTTACGTTTCTAATTTGTGTCATTGGAGAGAAAATTGTTTTAGCAATTTGAGCTCCTGCTTTAACACTCATTATTGATTTATAAAAAGAATTAGTAAAGAAGTTATCAAAAGCTACTTTAGTTTCAACTAAAGCATTTGCAATTTCTGGGTAAGTATAGTTACCATCAAATAAACTACTTTTAAAAGCAACATCTACATCAGGATTAACACCTGATTTTCCGTTATATTTTGCTATAATTGGACGAAGTCCTGGTCTACTAACTTGTTGTTCTTTAGTAAATAAAGCACCTTTACTTCTTAGTATTTTCTCTACTTCATCAAAATAGTTTTTTGCATGATATTGTTTAGATTGATATAAAACAGTATCTACTAAAGCATTTTCATAATCTTTTATTGCAACCTTAGAATTTTTTTCTTGATTTAAAAATCTTTTAATAGCATCTGGAAAACTCTCACCTGGCTTTAATAAATTTGGTGCACCTTCTTCACTTGTTCTTAACAGACCACCTACTCTTTTAATATATTGATCTGGATCTACTCCAGCTCTAATAGTTGCATATTTAACTTCATTTAAAATTCTTTTTGAGTTTTCTTCATAGGCTTTTTCTAAAGCATCTTTAGCTTTTAATTTTGGATTTTTTTTCATTAAATTATCAGCTAATTGAGAAACCTCACTTCTATAAAGAGGATCTCTTTTAACAATATCTTTAACTGCTTTTAATGCCCTGCTTCCAAGAGGTCCCGTTATTGGATCAAATTGAAAACTTTTATTATTAAAAGCTGCAAATCTTTGTTTAAAAAAACCATCCATATTTTCTACTAAAGCGTTAGCTAATTCTTTATTAGCAGTAGATGTATTAGCAGAAATTAAATTGTAATATCTTTTATTAGAATCTATTAATATTTTTTTTAATTGTTTTGCTTCAGGTATAATACTTTTCTCAACTTTTGCTAAAGCTGTATCTGCTTCCTTACCTTGAGCTAATAAGTAATCAAAAAGTTTATTTTTTTCAGCAGTTAGATTATCCATAATATTACTATAGTTCCCGGTCCTTGTTGCTTTATACTGTGCTACATCATAAAAATTTGTTTTAAATTTAGAAACAACTCCATAAAGAGTATCATTAATACGTTCTTGAATTCTTTTTAAGTTCCTAACTTCTGAGTTAGAAACAGCATCTACTTCAGCTTGTATCTTCTTAATTTCAGGAAATTGAACACCTCCTGTAGAAGTAAAATTAGTTTTAATATCATCTATTTTTTTTAATAACCTTTCAGTAAAATTACCGGACCCTGCATCAAAGTTTTTCCATTCACTAGCTGGAGGTAATCCTGTTTTATCATAAACAGTTTTTAAAGCGTTACCAGATTTATTTATAATATCTGAAGCTAAAGATTTACTTCCTTTACCTGCTATTCCTTTTGCTAATGGATTAAATACTGCTTTATCTAAAACTCTAAGTGTAGTTCCAGCGATAGGAGAAGCTACTTTAGCTACTGGCTTAATACCATATTTATAACCTAGACTACCTGCTGTAGGTAATAAAGGTATACCTCCACCTATAATTGCACCTTCAGCACCAAACTTTAATTTTTGTTTAAATATCTCTGCAGCTCTTTCTCTACCATCTAATCTATCAATGTCTTTTGATTCAGTTAAACCTAATGAGTCTGTTAATGATTTTTGATCACCTGGATTAGACACAGCAAGATCTACAACACCACCTAAGCCACCAAAATAACCAGCTCTTTTTGCAAGTTCTGCACCTTTAGCAGCACCACTTAAAGAAGATAGTTTAGTAACTTGAGCACCTTTTAAAATTCTTATTCCGGGTGCAACTTTAGATGCTACACCTAAAGGTAAACCAAATTGAACTAATGTTTGTACTACTTCTCCAACTCCAGTTCTTGCATCAGGAGTATATTTATCAAAAAAATTATCTATGTTTTTAGTTAGATTAGTATCTAAGGCATAATCAATTGGAAGAGCACCTAGAGTTATTAAACCTTGGATAGCATCACTTACCCCACCTAATGGAGCTCTAACTATATCAGCAATATAGTCACCAAAGGATACTTCATTAGTTACAGGTTCTACTTCTTTTTCAGGAAGACTTGGTTTGTTAAAGTTTATGTCTAAATCGAAATCAAGAGCCATTAGTTATTATCCTTGCTGTGGTGGTAATACTAAATTAACTCCATACTTAAGATTAAAATCATTGATATCAGTTTGTGTTTTAATATAAGCAAAATCTTGTAAAGCTTCTTCACTATTTGCAATTAACTGCACAATATCATTTGTTATTTCTTCTGGTAGCTTTTGTCTTAGCTCAGCAAAAGATAATTTTTCAACTGTTTTAGTTGGAAAAATATTTGATCCACCTTTAGTTTCATCTGACTCTACTGTAGGAGCATTTGGATCTTGTGAGCCTTCTGCATATTCTGCTCTACCTCCTTCTGCAAAACTAGTACTAAAACCTAAATCTTTTTCATATTGTTTTAATATTGAGTACTCTGTTATGTAATTTTCAAGTGCAGTTTTTTCTTCATCATCTAATTTTTTCTTCCCTTGAAGATCTTTTATTTTTCTTTCTAATGAAGGAATTGAATCTCTTTTAGATAGATATATATCTAATTTTCCTTTAATATTAGCTTTTTCAGTAATAGTTTCTTCATCTAGTTTTTCTTCTAATAATTTCATTTCATTTTTTTCTGAAGCTGATAACAGATTTGGATCTGTAGCTTTTAAATCAGCTAATCTTTGTATTGTTCTACCTAATGGAGGTAACTCTTTTCGTTTTGCTTCAGCGATTTCTTTTTCTTTAACTGATTGATATGCTAATAGTTTAGCTTGTTTGTCTTCTTTAGATTTTCTTCTAGCAATACTCATTGCATCATTAACAGCAACATCTATTTTATCAGATATAGACCCTGGAGTTTTTAAAGCTTTAGATACTAATAATGCAGCTTCTGCTTTATTTAAATCTTCATCTTTAAGCATATTCATAATTTCATCTGCTTCTTTTTGTACCTCAGTTCTTAGATCTGCTTCTTCATATTTTGGTTCTTTACCACCATCTGGTTTTTCTACTGCCTCAGAAGCAGCAGTTTCAGTTTCTATTTTTTTTGCAATCTCATCTAATGATGTAGCACCACCGAATCCTGGTGTTCCATCTTCACCTTTCTTTGATGCATTTAGTTTTGCACCTAAAAAATAAGTATCGTCTTGGTTTACTCCGTCTACATTAAAAAATCTTGCTCCAGAAAAATTAGGAGATTTTCCTGTAAAATATTTACTTATTACATTTAAAGGAACACCCGCTAAATCATACCCAGCGGCTGCTGCTTTTTTTAATTCATTTACTGTACCAGCTAACGTTTTACCAAATCCAACATCCTTAAAATAATCTAATCCTTCTTTTTTATTATTTTGTCGTAAAAGTTCTAATCCAGATTTTGTTTCTTGATTTAATGGTTCAGACATGTATGGACTTTTTTCAAAAGGTAAACCTACACTATAGTTTCCAAATGGAAAACCTGTTTTAGCTTTAACTCTTTCGACTCCTCTAGGTTCAACATGAGACATGATCCCTGTTCCTTTAGTAGATCCGCCTCGTTTAAACATAGGTCTTTTAAAAACATTATATGCCATTCTTATCTCCCAAATAAACTTCCTAAACCATAAATACCAGCAGCACTAGATAATGCTTGACTTAACGGCCCCACAGTTCCTGCAGAAGGAGCTGAAGTTTGAGTTGAGTAAGCTTGAGGTTGACCAGATAATAATCCTCCTACAACTGATTGACCGAATTGTATTCTGTTGTATGGTTCAAAAGCTGCCATTTGATTTGCTTGTGCTTGTGCATCTAGAACTGCTTGTTGGTAACCAAGGTTCGCTGTTCCTGCTCCACCTATTTGTTGGATATTAGCTGCTGCTAAACTAGGTTGTAATGATGCTAATCCTACTTGTTGCTGTTGCGCTTGAGCCGCTGCATTTTGTGCTTGTGCAAATGCTTGCGCTTGTAACTGTGCATTTAATAATGTTCTGTCTTGTAAAGACTGTGCACCAAATTCTGCTTCTGCAACTTGTCCTCTTCCTTGGCCAAAGGCTCCTTGAGCAACTTGACTTCCCATTAATTGATTTCTTGAAATTTCTCTTTGTCTATCAAACTCTGCTAATGAAGTATCAATTACTTCTTGTTGATATGGTGACATAAATTCTTGATAAGCATTTGGACCTGAATAAGCTGCAGCTTGATCTAAGAATGGTTGATATCCTGCAATACCTGTACCTGCTCCAATTCCTGTTACAGCTCCAGTTTCTGGATCAAATTGTAATTGACCTAATCCCGCTTGATCTGCTGCTAGTTGTTGTGCTCTTTGTGTTAAAACATTTTGTTCTGCAACAGAAGGTGCAAATGCTCCTGTATCAATGGGTTTAGATATAAGACCTGGGGTAATAGTTCCATCAGCTTGTTTTTTACCTAAAACTGTTTCTAATAAAGTTTCTCCAGCTGCCTCTAAATAAGGTGCTGGTCTTGATATGGAAGTTTGTATTACATCATCAGCCATTATGCTTTTCCTTCTAGAGCTTTCATAGTTTGATACATACGTTGAGCTCCTTTATTAATATTTCCACCGCCTGCTGCTCTTACAGCATCAGCAGTAAAGACAAATTCATTATTAGATAACATTGCAGGAATATCATCAGCTTTTTCTTTTACACCAATTGGTGGAACAAATCCACCTGTTTCTCTAAAATCCATTTCTTTTACACCTACTGGATTTTCTCTGATAGGTACTTCAGATCCCATAGCATAGTTGTTTCTAATACTTGTAATACCACCATCTTTAAAACCCATTATTTCTCTATATTCTTCTTCTGATATTTGACCTTTTTTATAAGCTTTTTCTGCATACATTCTCATAGCTTCGTCTCTAGTATTTTCTGATAATGTATTCATACCTTTTTCACTCATAACTTCATCTAACATAAACCTATCCATAGGTTTTTCTTTTGGTATAATTATTTTTTCTTGAGCTAACAATCCAATACCACTAGAGTCATCACTTGGAAGAGCTCTATACATTGTTGTATCAGAGTCATCACTTGGAAGAGCTCTATACATTGTTGTATCATCATCTTTATCTTTTTTTAAAAATTTACGAAGAAAAGTAATAGGAGATAATCCCATTAATAAATCATTTGTCAAAGGAGTCATATCTTCTCCAATCATTTCTTCATTTTCTTCTAAAGTAATACTTGGTATTCCACCACCTTCTAAATTAGCTCTACCGCCTTTAGCAAATTTTTTAAAGTATTGTTCTGCAAATTCATCTATAGTCATACCAGTTCCTTTTTCACCACCTAATTCCATATACATTTTAGTAACCATAGAATTATATTTAGTATTACCACTTCCACCTTCTAAGAAATTAACTCGACCACCTTGAGCAAAGTTCGCTGGATCTAATGTTACCGCAAATGCTTCTTTATAACCTTCTTTGTCAGCGTTATACATATCTTCTGTATATTCATCATCTTCTAAACCTGCTTCGTCAGCTAATTTTTTAGCTTCTATATAACTACTAACTCCAGCTAATGTTGAATACAATGCTGTAGTATCTAAACTACCATCTTTTTTTGTGTAAATAGATTTTAATGCTTTACCACCAAGTTCTTTTGCAGCATTACCCATTTTACTAATATCACCACTTATTAAATCTTTACTTAATTCTCCAACTGTTTTTTTACCTGTATCAACTGCAGTTTTTTCAAATACAGATAATGCATCATCTGTTAAGTACTGAGCTGGGTCACCGGACATTGGAGGAGCATTTGATACAACATCAGAAGGTGGAGTACCACCAAACATTTCATATTGACCTAGTTTTAATCCTGTGTCCACACCAATAGGTGAGCTTCCTAAACTTTTAATACCTGACATCATACCACCAGAAAAATCTGCACCTGCAAATGGATTAATACCTTTTTGAAAACCTGCCCCACCTGCAAATCTAGCTAATTGTCCACCACCATATGTTAGAGCGGCGTTTCTTAATGATTTACCAATACGACCTGTTTTATCAAAACCACCTATACCTGCCATACCTGCTGCAAGTAATGGGTTAAAAGGTGCAACAAATGGTGCGGCCTTTGTAGCAATTTCTGCTAGTTCATTAGGTATAACTTTTCTTACAAATTTTTTAAGTTTACTTCCTAATCCAAATTGTTCTCTTGGAGCGACATCCATTATACCGCCTCCTGCTCGTAATTGTCTGTTCATTTGCATTCTAGATATTGTCATAGTTTAATAGTTTATAATGTAAAAGAGCAGGGAATGAAACCTGTAATTATTGGAATTTACTAGATTTTACTTAACTAGTCAATCTTTTTAAGATTATGTTTCATGTCTGTATATAGGTTTCCAGTGTACCTATATTCACCAATATGAGTAATATCATCACCTACATATAAGTGACATTTACCTCCTATTTCAGTCCATCTTTTACAGAATCCAAAATCTTCACCATAATATCTTTTATTTTCTGGATCATGATATGTATCAAAAAAATTATAATAAAAAGGTTTATTAGATCCTTCTCCATTTATAATAGTAGGTTGATTTATTTTTAGACTAGGATATGCTTCAATCATTTTTTCAAACACATTTTTCTGAATCAACATACATCCTGTTGGTGCATGAGATACTTCCATAACATGTTGTTTTACAGAGATATGTTCTTTATTCTCTAATTTAATTGGCCATGTAAAACCCATCTTAGAAAGTAATTCTGGAGTCATTTCAGGATTCATTCTTTTATGAATCTTTTGCCAATCTATTGATTTTAAAGGATACGGAGCAGCTATAACTTCTTTATCTGCTTTTACCATACTAAATATAGTTTCAGCATTAAATTCAATATCTGAATCTACAAATAAAAAATGAGTGTATGGTACCTTCTTTGATTCTTCCATAAAATTAGATACACATAAGTTTCTACCTTGTGTAACTAAAGAAGATTTTAATAATGCAAAGCTTACACCTACTCTTTCTTGTGCACATCTTTGTTGAAATGATAATAGAGCTTGTGTAAAATGAATTGAACATTCACTATGTACTGGTGTTGCTACAAAGATAATTGGTTTTTTTTCTGATAAAGATTCTTCTTTATTTACCCATATAGGTTTACTTGGATCTTGCATTTAACGCTCCTTCTAAAAATCTTGACCAAGAACCACCTTGTCTGTCCCAGTTATAGAAACTAGTTGTGTAGTTCATTTGGTTATATAAATGACTCTGTATTTTTTGTGAATTTAGGTTTGGTGCTATTCCATCTATTGCTGCTGCAAAATTAGCTGCTAAAGATTTAAAATCTTTTTGATATGGAATGTAAGCAGGATACTCAGCTCCTGTTTCATACAAAGCTCCATAATTTGTTGTAATACAATATAAACCTGCAGTCATTGCTTCAACTAAAGATATACAAAAAGTCTCTTCCCATATATTAGGATAAACGAACATGTCATATTTGTGTAAGTTTTCTTTTATGTATTCATTTGGTTTGTAACCAATATAATTAACATTAGGTAAATTTCTTGCTTGTTCATACAATTCAAGGTAATGTTTATCATTATTTTCTTTAAAAGCTTGACCATATACTTCACAAGAAGAATAAACATCTAATTCAACATTAGGACTCTTAACCATCTGCATAGCAGCTAACATTACATTCAAACCTCTCCACGGAGTTGGGTGAAATATAAGTCTTATTTTTTCTCTTGGTTGTTCCAGGTTTCTTGGTTTAATTTTATCTACACCATTTTTTATAACTACAGATCTATCTGTCGGTATATCAAAAAACATTCTAAACTTTTCATAATTCCAATGACTATTGAATACATACCAATCATATTTTTTATGATTGTTCTTATCTTTAAACCATGGGTTTAAATTAGGTTGATCATATGAATTTTTCTGCCACAAGATATTCATCTTTGTTGGATGAAGTGGAATCTTTTCTGGTACCGATGTTGTAATTTGAACTTGATCCAATAACTTTGAATCAACATATTTTCTTAAATACTCTAACTGAAGTTCAGTTCCGCCTCTAGCTTCTTTCATACTATCCTTTATGTTTTATTTTTTCATTAAATTCTGTAAAACTTCTAATCCTTTATTTGTTACAGTAACTGTAACATCTTCTACTATGTCTGGTCCTTCCATTTTTTCTTTAGAAACTTTTCCTGTTTTTTTGTTTCTATAAGAAATTTCTGTCTCGCACTCTATTTTTGGTATTTCTTTATCCATTTTCTTGTGATCTATCTATCAGAAGATAGCTCACTTGTCCAGTGATCTCGTTAGCATTATCTGCTTGCAATTTTAATATATCACCTTCTTCCATATTAATTACATCTTTAGCTAAATTTTCTGTGGATTTATTTAATTCAGCATGTGCTATTTCAATATCAGATCCTCCATTTTTTTTTAAATATAAATCTACATCAACATTACTAGATGTAGCATGACTAACTTGTACAGCTTTTACAATAGCTATTGATGAAGTATTAATTGTTAAAACAGTTGTAAGACCTGTAGTTGTTAATTCAAACGTTTCACTTTTATAAAAATTTGCCATTAACTAAAAAACCAGTTTTTCCGGTCCTCCTCATTTCTTAAATCTTGTTGATAACCAAAATTAAGTTGGTTCTTCATTGTATCTAATGCTTCTAATTGTTGACGTTGATTAGAGGCATCGTATTCTTGTGATGGTTCTGGTATATATATTGTAACTTTAGCCATTATCTTCTTCCGTCTGGTTGTACATCTACTCTAAATGTACCATATCTCCAGTTTTCATCAACCAGAGTATTCTCAATTTTTATATTTGCAAGTCTTCCTCTAACTCTAGTATCTATTTTATCTGTATTATTATCTACATTAAAAACAGAAGTGGTACTATTTCCTGCAATTGGATAATCTTTTGTATTTATAGTTACTTGTGATGTTCCCTGTAAGTTTTTAAAGTCAGGTAAAAATCTTCTTACTTTAACAAAAAACTCTCCTGTTCCTTCGGGTCCTAGAGGTAAATCAAAATCCCCTGATTTAACAAAAGCTTGTATAGCATTTGTTGTTCCATTTAATAATACTTCATTAAGACCAATTTCATGTAAGAATAAAGTACCTGCTCCAAATCTATTTGTTACTCCATTGACAGTTGGAAAGCTTGGTGTTGCTGTAGGGTCATATGAAGTTGCATAAGGATTTGGATACACATCTGAATCAACATACGAAGATCTTTTTAGACTAGATATTGACCAAGTGTTTTCTACATAATTATAACTAATCATTCTATCGTTTTGAGTTGAAGGATTGTCCGTTGGAGTACCTTGTGGGTAGAACCAAATTATTTCATTAAACAAAGAGTTATGAGAACCATAAACAATTTCTGTAGAGTTAAAATTTAAACCTAAATTATTACCAGTTACTGAAAATACAAAGTCTTCTATTAAAGATGGTAATATTTTTACAGTACCATCATAAACAAAGAATCCACCAGATAGACCCATCCAATAAACTTTACCATCTGCATATATAGCAGCATGTTGTCCTAAACAACCACAGTTGGTACCTACTTGTCTAATAGAGAAAGTAAAAGGTGGACCAACGAATTGTATTACATAAGCAGCTGTATCAGTTAAAACTAATGTATAATCTTTTCCTGGAACAGCAGTTACAATTTTGTTACCAGCATCTAATCTAAATGTACCAGCAGTATTAGTTGCTGTTGGTTGATAAACAGTAAAATCTTCTTGATCAGAAAATCTAATAAACATTGGATCTTGTGTAGTTGGATCACCAAGTGTCTGTTCAGTTCCAATATGCATTAAATGTCTATCTCTATCTGAAACAACTGTTAAACGAGAAGCTGTAGGAGCTCCTGACATTATAGTTGCTCTATTATCTAATGGGTTAGATACTCCAGGATTCCATATAAATGTTTCACCATCTTTTATAGTAGCAACCAGAATTTGTCCAAAGTTGTCTAATGACCATGAAGCGGGATCAAGTACAATACCTTCTTCAGTAGAAGATGTATCTTCACCCCAACCAAAGTCAGAGTCATCCCAAACACCTGTACCCCAACCATAACCATATGTTTGAATAGTAGGACCAATAGATACATAAGGATTTATTGTAGCTCCTCCTGCTGCAGTCATTCCTGTTCCTGTTTCAGTAGAAGGCATTGTTATTGTAAAAGTATTTGAAGTTGGAACAGTAATTACTTCAAAAGTATTAGTTGTAAAATCATCTGTAGTAAAACTTGTAGCTCCTCCACCTGGTAATGTTACAGAAGTAAATGTAAAATAATCTCCAACAGCTAATGTATGTCCTGTTGCATTAACAGTTACAGTTGCTGATCCATTTGTTGAAGTAAAAGTAGCTCCTGTTATAGCAGTTCCTAATGGAGTTGCATCGTAATATCTTCCTTCATAATAAATAAGTAAAAGTTTTGAAGTTCCAATGGCCATGTAGTTTCTACCATCTAGAGCTGACCAAGTGTGTATAGCTCTTGCAGGACCTGAAAAAGTATCTGAACCTGTAGCTTGCCAACCACCTATTTTTTCTGGTTGACCATATCTAAACCTAATAAAGTCTGCATCTATCCATTGTCCTTCTGCTCCAGAAGGAGTATCTGATTTATTTATTCCAGGTGTGATTTTAACAGTTTGTAAAGCCATGATATTCTTATTGTTATAATACTATATACCTAAATATATAGAAAAATCTATAATTTTTTCCAGGTGTCAGGAGAAGGAAAACAATGCTCTGATTTTAAACCGGGTTTCATTGTAATTAAGACATCACCAGATATAGAAATTCTAGGTATTTTAGTCTGATTTATCTCTGTTTCATGAGACATATTACTTGGGAATATTATAATACTGCCAGTCTGAGCTGGTACAGTCATACTGCTGTAATTAACTTCATTAAACTCTGTAAAATATTCTTTTCTAGAAGGTATATATAAATGATTATTATATTCTAGATTAGATACAAATTTTAAATTACCTTGGTTCTCGGCTCTTGGATAATAAACAAAACTAATATGAGAAGCCATGTGTTTATGGTTATGTATATATTGTTCATTAATAGATAATGTAGCCCATGATTTTAATATATAAGTATCAAAAACATCAAGGTTATATTTTTGAATATTTAAATACTCTAAAATATGTAATCTAATTTGATCATACAATGGTTTAAATTTTTTATTTAAATGTAAATTGTCATCTATTTCTTGCAACTCTTTAGGTTTAACATCTGTAGTTCTTGCAAATTGAGAATTAGTTGGAGTTATATCTTTTTCAATAATAGGTATTATTTTATTATTTATTTTTTCAAAATCATCTACATAGGACATGTAAACATTCTCACCAAAAAACTTATTGAACTGAACTTTCATAATTTCTTCAGTTAGTATATCAGTAGTCTATTAATTTTTCAATAGGTTAAAATACATTTAAAAATCTGTATCTCATTTCTCCTTGGCCTCCGCCACCTCCTAAAGTGTTTCCACCACCTGAAACTTGGGCAGCTCCTCCGCCACCACCAGATCCTCGTGTTCCTACGCCACCATTTGTACCACTACCTGATGAACTACTTGCAGTTCCTCCGGCAACTGATCCTCCATAAGAAGTAGCTCCTGCTCTTCCACCAATTCTACAGTTATCTCCACCACAGTTTCCATTCCAACCGCCCGCAGATCCATTACCAGAACTATTGAAAGTACCTCTAGGACCACCTCTTAATTCGCTAACATTACCTATAGTAATTAAAGCATTAGATGAATTAAAAAAAGATCCACTTGTAATTCTTGTTCCTGTAATACTAAGACTTCCAGCACTTCCGTTTGATCCACCTGTAGCTAAAGGTCCTTGTACACCTCCTCCAGTTAAACTTGCACCACCGCCTGGATTAAGTTGAAACAACCCATTTACTCTTGATCTAGTACCTGGATTAGCGACTTTAGGATGACCAAAATTAGATGTCTGGTTTCCTCCTGCTCCTCCGGCTCCTGTATTTGCAGCGTAAGAAGATCCTTCGCTAACTGAAAAAATTACATCTGATAAATAAGCTCCTGATCCTCCCGATCTTCCAGAAGATTCACCACCTGCTTTATCATAAGAAATACCACCAGTACCACCACCTCCTCCACCAACAGCATATTGAATGTGAAGAGCGTTGTACCCTGTAGGAATAGTTATAGTAAAAGATTGATTTGCACCTTTTGTTGTATATCCAGTGGCTTCTTTTCCACCAGCTGTTGAGCTCATTAATAATGAATAATGTGTCAAGTTATACTCCTATGACAATAAACCGCCAGTTATAACAAATGTATTAGATGATACACAAACGATAGTTGCAATTCCCCTAGTTTGAAGATCTCTATTTGCATTAGCTCCTGTTTGTGCCCAATACATAACCACACCAGACCCTCTGTTAATATCTATTTTTGAACTACCGTTAGCATAAATTGAAATTGTTTGACCTGCACTAAAAACACTTGGTGGAACAGTTATATCTCCAGCTGATATAGAAATTATTTTACCAGCATCTGATGCAATTAAAGTGTAGTTTGATGACTTTGAAGAAAGTGGAACTTCTCTAATTTCACCTTTTGAATCATTTAATTCACCATCCGTTGTAATGTCTCCTACTGCATCTATTGTTGAACTTGCTGAAATAGTATTTACTGTTGTGGAAGCTGTGACTGTAATATTAGATACATTAATTGTATTATCTGAAATATTTCCATTATCTAAAACATTATCTAGTGTTAATCCTCCAAGTTGAGAACCTGAAACTGGGTTTATATTTGTTCCATCCGAATAACAAAAGAAGCTTTTACCTTCATCTAAATCAAAACCTGTACCTGATACAGTTTTAAAAGTTAGAG